GCCTTAATCCTTTCCAAAGGGGCTAACATAGGGCTGGGGATACAGCTCGTCCAAAGCTGCGCGGTATTGATCCAGGGCTTCATGAGCCGATTCCCACCACCGGGCTTGCGCGGCGGTATCGCGGGTGGACAGCAGCAGGCACTCCAGCTCAAGAGCAAGCCGCTTTGCGTGGCCTGCCACCTGCCGATCCTTTAATAAGTCGTTCCAATGCTCGCATGTGATAGTCACGGTATCGCATGTCATTGCCAATCCTCCCCAAGTGCTTTTTTCAGGGCAAGGTTGACCTTATCTATCCAGTCCCAGTAGTCCTGGTCTGAATACCCGATGCTCTGGGGCATCGTCAGCAGACAGTCCAGCAGGTCTGGGGCAGCTGAGATCAGCCTAGCGTTTGCTTGGGCCTCCTCCCTGCTGATGGTCTGCCGTGCGGGGATATTCGCCACCGCAGTGCCGTGCACACCCTTTTTGCTCACGCATACGGAAAAAGGGTTGGTCTTCCACCCGTAATGGATGTTGTTACACAGCATCCACGGGCCAGGTGTGTGTTTGTTCATTGCCAAACTCCAAAATAGAACAGGCAGAAGGGTAAAAAGATGGACATGGCGAGCAGGAATGCCGCTAGGAAGTCCATACAGGCCTTCCTACGCTGTTCCAGGCGCTCGGCAAGGGGTTGGTAGCGAAAACGTGGCATAGCGGTTCCTAGGCGGTTTTGATGGCTTGAGCAATTTGAGCTTGCAGGCGCTCAATGGCCGCTTGGCACCTAGCCTTTTGTGCAGGGTCACGGCTTTGCTTCAGGACTACCTGTTGCCAATACAGGCTTGTTTCCAGGGCTTTGAGTGTAGTTTTCATGTCACGGACTCCAGAAAAGGCGCAGCAGGGGCTTTCGAGGGATCGAAGGGCACCCGCTGCGGGGGTTTGTAAGGTTGACCCTTCCATGTGGGGAAGGGCCAGACTGGTGGGGGGTTGTCGGTCATATGGTGCAGCATCCGCAGCAGGGCGCGTCCTCACAGAGCCCCCCACGGTTACGATAGAACACACCACCGGACGTGCGGATGACGTCAGACAGCGGACGCCCTGCAGCTGTCACCAGCTCCACCCGCCTGAATCCCAGCACGCGGATAGTGTCGCCGGGATAGATTTGCTGTCCAGTGACAGCGCAGCGCCCACGGTAACGCGCCAGCATGGGCGCGCTTTGTGTCTTTTGTCCCATGTTTTTCCCCTTTATGCTGCGAGCTTGATATCAATCACACGCTTACGGGTTCCGTGTGCAGGAAAGCCAACGATAGTGTCGCGTTGGCGTTGGCAGAGCTGACAGGTAGCGCAGCTCACGTTATCCCGCTGTGTAGCAGGGCACACGACTACCCGGCGCCCCTTAGGTGTAACCGTGTTTTCTGTCTGTGTACTGGGTAGCACACACACGACAGGCCCAGCGCCAGTGTCTGCCAGGTCATCCGCATCCTGCAGGGAATTCCCGGACAGGTTGACGGTAAACCCCCATGCATTTGCGTGCTTGATCCAGCGCAGGGATGCAGCATCCCGGTAGTGTGTGTAGGTAAATCCGCGCTTGCCCAGGTTAGCCCGGACTAGAAAACCCAGCGCATTTGCGTCAACCGTGTGCCCGTCGCCGGGTAAATCACCAGCTTGATTGTGTCTCCACAGCTGTGCATCCTGCAGCTGAGATATAGAGTCGCAAAAGCTTGCCCAGTCTGTCCCACGCTGTCCTGAGCTGACAGCATTCCAGTGCAGCGCCAGCGGCCCACTGTCGGCATAGCATCCTGCACGCATGGCGCAGTCCACGGGACAGGTAGCTTTTGACGTGGTAGATACAGGGATAGGCCCAGTCTTAGCGTTTGAGCTGACAGGGGTAAGGTGTACTTGATACATGGTCACGGACTCCGCAGATAGGCCAGGTGCACTCAGCACCTGACCTGGTTGATGTTAGATGATGAATGAGGGGTGAGACTTAACACCCAGCAGCTCTGCGTATTCCAGCAGAGCAGAGCGGCTCTTGTTTGTCCTGGCAGCTCTGATGAGTGCAGACAGGCCCAGCGCAACAGACTGGGTGAGGCCATGCTTGTGCAGCAGCACCAGCTTTGCGACTTCGCGGATTTCACTCTTGTTCATAGTCACAGACTCCATCTAGTTGCCCTATCAAGTGATAAGGTGAGATGATGATAAGATGAGTACTGCGAGTCTGTCAACGTGTTTGTGTAAAGGCCCTGCGCTTTAGTACACTATACGTAAGACTCTGTACAATAAGTGTCTTGAGTATGTTCCCTTTATGTACTCAAGAGACTGCACGGATTGAATGGGAGTGAGAATGATTCTCACTTACCGTTCGCTGTGCGAACAAAGTTGGGGACTGGGGCCTGAGCGCGTTCCAACCCCATGCGGGGAGCTGGGCACGTGCATGAGCAGGCACGGCATGGGCTTGGGACTGGGCACCATCCCTGCGCTGCGCACACGCAACACAAAGACAGGCCAGGCAGATGGGTCGGAGGGTCGGGTTTGGCGTGACCCCAACATCTCTTCCCCGGAAAAATTTTCACTAGTTTTGGTGTAGAGTCACTTGGCCAACAGCAGTTGGCATCTCTCCTTCGATTGGGGCTACCTTGCGTAGCCCTTTTTTTGTTCGTATGATGTGGTTACTTGTAGAGGGTTAGAGATGACGATAACTGCGATAGAGGTCAGCAAGGGTGTTGATCTTCCCAAGCCTCGTGTGGTGTTTGCGTACCCGTATGGGGAGATGGATGTGGGGGACTCGTTTGTGGTGCCTGTGGAGCACAGGGCCAAGGTGTTGAATGCGAATTACAGGGCTGGGAAGCGGTTGGGTCAGAAGTTTGTGGCCAGGAGTGAGGGTGAGATGCTGAGGGTATGGAGGGTGGAATAGGAGGCGGGAATGAACGCTGACAGGTTGTGGATGGAAGAGGATGAGTTGAGGGCTGAGCTGGAGGTGATGGATGCTCGGTTGTTTATGGCCTCTATGCTGGTCAGGCAGTTGATGGACAGGATTGAGGATGCAGCCCGGGACGGATACATATCGGGATATTCAGATGCAGCTTTACGAATCTCGGGTGCGGCTGCAGCGGGAAACCAGGGCTGCGCTACTGTGCATTAGGAAGGCGCAGAAGATTAAGTTGGTGAATAGGTGGAAACGGGATTACCCGCCCATCGTGTGGGAAGAGTTGTTGAGGGTTGCCCGTAACAGGAGGGTGGCGCTGGCAATAGCGGATTGGGTATTGGAAAAGCCTTAATGAAATTTGATTTAGCCAAGTTCTACAGCTTTTGCTCTGAACTCAAGATTGAGACCAAGGAGCAGGGTTTGCGGAAGATGGATCATCTTCTGGGCACTCAGACATATGTGATGGATGAGATTGCAAAAGGATTGGCTGAGGATGTGCATTTCTTTGTGATCTTGAAGGGTCGGCAGTTGGGGATTACGACCATTTCCCTAGCCTTGGACTTGTACTGGCACTTTACTCATCCGGGTTTGCAGGGCACGCTCACGACGGATACGGAAGAGAACCGGGATATGTTCAGGATGACTCTGGCCATGTACATGGACGGGTTGCCCAAGGAGTTCAAGATTCCGGCAGTGGGGCACAACCGTAATCAGTTGTCCCTCAAGAACAGAAGCCGCCTGTTCTACCAAGTGGCGGGGCTACGCGCTAAAGGCTCACTGGGCCGTGGCAAGGCCATAACCTACCTTCACGGCACAGAGACAAGTTCCTGGGGTGACGAGGAGGGTCTGGCGTCACTGTTGGCTTCCTTAGCCGAGAACAATCCTGACCGGCTGTACTTGTTTGAGTCCACAGCCCGTGGGTTCAATATGTTCCACGATATGTACAAGACCGCTCAGAGGGCCAAGACCCAGCGTGCGATCTTCTGCGGCTGGTGGCGTAACGAGTTCTACAGCGTTGACCCTGCTAGCAACATCTACAAGGTGTACTGGGACGGCAAGCTGACGCCGGAAGAGAAAGAGTGGCACCGGGATATAAAACGCCTCTACGGCTTTGAGATCAACTCCCGGCAGATGGCCTGGTGGCGTTGGAAGATGCACGAGGGCATCAAGGACGAGGCACTCATGTACCAGGAGTTCCCGCCCACAGAGGACTACGCCTTCGTGATGACAGGCACCTCATTCTTCTCCACCTCCCGGTGTACAGAAGCAGCCAAGGCTTCCAAGCTGCTTGTGCCTGACCATTACCGCTATGCCTTCGGGTCTCTCTTTCAGGACACGGAGGTGCTCAAGAGCACGGAGCGCTTGGGCGTTCTCAAGATTTACGAAGAGCCTATAGACAACGCCTACTACGTCATCGGGGCAGACCCGGCTTACGGCAGTTCTGACTGGGCAGACCGTTTCTGCATCCAGGTCTTCCGTTGCTACGCAGACGGGATGGAGCAGGTGGCCGAGTTCGCTACCTCTGAACTCAATACCTACCAGTTCGCCTGGGTCATTGCTCACTTGGCAGGTGCCTACAAGAACTCCACGCTGAACTTGGAAGTCAACGGGCCTGGGCAAGCGGTCATCAACGAGATCAGGAATCTCAAGAGGATGGCCGTGAGTATGAACAACGCCACAGGCCGTGGTCTGCTGGACGTGCTTGGCAGCATGACCAACTACATCTGGCGGCGTAACGATGCGCTGGGCGGCATCTCCAACTCCATAGGCTACGTCACCACCCACGCCAGTAAGGAGCGGATGCTCAATTACATGAAGGATTACTTCGAGCGCGGGATGATGGAGATCAAGAGCATGGACACCCTGGAGGAGATGAAGGGTATCGTGCGGGAAAACGGCACCATCCACGCTCCAGGCAGGGCCAAGGATGACCGGGTGATTGCCTCTGCGCTGGCAGCGGTTGCGTTTGCAGAGCAGGTGCAGCCCAGGCTGATAGCCGCCAAGATCACCCGCAACATCTCCCAAGCCCAAGACAACATGACGGTGCAGGAAGCCCAGATAGGGCGCAATGTGGCCGACTACCTCAAGAAGATCGGGATGTACGGCAGTGCATGACAAACTCACAGTCGTGGCCATCTACGGCCACAACAGCGGGGAGAGCGCGGTTCCATCTCTGGAGCGTTCGCTGCTAGAACTTCCTGGTGCTCAAGGCTTGCTGATCTCGCCTCGCAGGCCACGCAACCTTCCTAAGCACATCCGGCACAAGAAGTGCCACAAGATGACCTACAAGCAGTACAGCCTTTTCGTGATGTACTGCCTGCACACCTACATCAAGACCGAGTTTTGCCTCATCGTGCAGGACGACGGGTGGGTGCTCAACGGTGAGAACTTCACCGAGGACTACTACCAGTACGACTATGTGGGTGCACCTGCCCACGCAGCGATGGTCGGCAACAACTACTACACCCACTTCACCTGGATTGGCCAACCTGAAGCACTCGTTGTCCAGAATGGCGGCTTCTCCTTGCGCTCCCGCAAGCTGCTGCGCCAGCTATCCAAGAGCGGCATCATCTGGAAGCACTTTGACGTAGAACCGTTCTGCAACGAAGACGTGCAGCTGTGCACCTGGCTGCGCCCAGAGCTGGAGCGTCACGGCATCAAGTTCGCACCCATAGAGGTGGCCAAGAACTTCAGCATGGAATACGCAGGCCCAGGCTTCCACGACGACATCGACTTCTCAAAGCTGGTAGGACACCACGCTCCTACCCGCAAACTCACCTCCTACAACTACATCAAGATCAAGGCACCACTCTCGGAAGTGAGCAATTACTATCGAGAGATGGAGTTTTTGGACTGGTTGCAGACCAAGGACTATGTGCTGGAGTGTTATGAGCCATCCTGAGCAAATGCGCTTTGTCGCAAGCCTTACCCGTACCTTCCCCTGGCACTTCCGGCACACCAAGGTGGTGGAAGTAGGCTCACTGGACATCAACGGCTCTGTGCGGCAGTTCTTCTACGAGCCAAGCCTGTACATCGGGTGTGATCTCGGCCCTGGCCCCGGCGTAGACATCGTGTGTGCAGGGCACGAACTGCCTTTTGCCGACAAGTTCGATGTAGCCATCTCCTGCGAGTGCTTCGAGCACGACAAGAACTGGCAAAAGACCTTCCTCAAGATGGTCGAGATGGTCAAAGACAACGGTTTGGTCATCTTTTCCTGCGCCACAACGGGTAGACCCGAGCACGGGACGACCAAAAGCAACCCACATGACGCTCCATTCACCAACGATTACTACAAAAACCTCACAAAAGAGGACTTTGAGGCCAGTTTTGACCTCAAAAAGCTGTTTTTGAAGCATGAATTCAGCGTAAATGAGGGGTCTAAAGACCTCTACTTTTGGGGTCAAAAATGACCAAAATATGGCCAAAAAGTGAGCTTTTCAGGCTTATGGAGCGTTTTCACGCCGATAAAGAGCGTGGAATCAGCATAAAACTGTTCTGCGAGCTGTGCGGCATAGGCACTCAGACCTTCAAAGACGTGTTTCTGTACAAGAAAGCGCCTATGAGCGAGATGGTGCAGATCAGAGTGAGCAAAGGCTACAACGAATGGCTGCGCGGACGGGTGCGAATCATGCAAAACCGTGACCAGACCCGCTTCGTGGACTACCGGCGTGAGGCCAAGCCCCCTCTGATGCCCTCCACCAAGCTAGAACTGACGCCGCAAGGCATCAAAGTCCGTGTCGGCATGGTCAACCGCCACGACTATCAACAACCTGACCTAGATGAAGCACTAAGAGGGTAACTTATGGCTGTCCTGCACGACTACTTCTGCTCCGAACACGGAATCTTTGAGGCTTGGGAGGCAAAATGCCCCATGAAGCTCTGCAAAGGTGAGATTTCACGGGTGTTTTTGCAACCTGTGAGCCTCAAGAGCGACAAAACCAAGGCAACAGACAAGAATCTGGAAGGTCTGGCCCAAGATTTTGGGATGACCGACATCAAGAGCACCCGCGAGGGCGAGCATCAGACCGGATACCTCAAGCGCAACAACAAACTGACCGACAAGCAGTTTGAAGAGGCAGGCGAGATCATGGCTCAGCAGCAACAGCGCGAGCAGCGACCTGGTGACTCAGTGATTTGGGGCGGGGGCGGCAGTATTTCCATGAACTCGGTGCTGGGTGGCCAGTTCAAGTCGGTTGCCGGTGAACAAGTTGGCATCCATCCCAAGCAAGCAGGCAATTTGACGGGGCCACGCGCTGCAAGTTACATTCCCGACCAAGACAACCTGCAGGTTGACAAGTCATGAGAATCCCGACCGATCACCTAGAACGCGAGCAGTTCTATCTCGACCTCATCGAGAAGTGCGAAGTTTCCCTAAACTCTCGCAAAGCCGACTATCTGGGTCTTCGGTCATGGTTCATGTTTGGCTCGGGGCTGGATTCGGCCCCAGCCATCTACAACAAGATTCAGCCGCATATCGACCAGCTCACGAGCTTTCTGTATTCGGCTGAAACCACACGCTTTTCCATCGTCACCGGCGCGTCTGTGCCTGACGCAGAGCACAGCAAGATTCCTGTTCTGACCCGCGCCCTCAATGACGAGTGGGCCAACTCCAACGCAGACCAGGTTTTTTCCCAAGCCGTCACTTGGTCGCTGTGCTACAACTCCACATTCATCAAGCTCGTGATGAACAAGGGCATCCACCCGTTCTTGGTGGAGCCGAGCTGCATCGGCGTGCTGCGCGAAGACATCCCCAACCTCAGCGCACAAGAAGCACTGATCCAGGAATACTACATCACCAAGAGTGAGCTGTACGCACGCCTGTACAGCCACCCGCGCCGGGAAGAGATCGTTAAGCGCGTGAATGCCACAGAACATCAGCGCACGGACAGCCCCGAGGGTGTCGAGCGCATCCTGATGTCGCAGACCAACCCGACGATGTACGGCAACGTCAACCTTGACCTCAGCGGCAACGAGCGTTACAAGGCCCAAGTCTCGGAAGACACGGTTCGCATGATCGAACTCTACGTCTACGACGACGACATCAAGGACTACCAAGTCATCACCAAGGCAGACCCGGACGTAATCATCTATGACCGTCCCAACGAAACCATGTTCATGAAGGGCGAGCTTCCCTTCATTCAGGTCTGCCCGAATCCGCTGTACGACTACTTCTGGGGTGCCAGCGAAGTCTCGCGCCTGGTCTACCTGCAAGAACTCCGCAACAAGCGCATGGCAGAAATCCTAGACCTGCTGAGCAAGCAAGTCTCGCCGCCTACTGCGCTGATCGGGTTCACGGGTCTGTTGGACGAGAAGAACTTTGCGCTCAACCGCGCAGGCGGCTTGCTCTCCACCGATATGCCCAACGCAAAGGTTGAGAAGCTGGCCCCGAACATTCCTAACGACCTGTTCAGAGAAATCGGTGAGATTGACCTGATGTTTGAAGAGGCATCGGGAATCGTGTCCGTACTTCAAGGCCGGGGAGAAGCTGGGGTTCGCTCTTCGGGCCATGCTTCTCAACTTGCTCGTCTAGGCTCTAGCCGCGCCAAGAAGCGTGCGCTCATCATCGAAGATGCGCTGGAGAAGATGGCCACGCTGTACCTCAAGGCTATGCAGCTGTACAGCCCGACTCACTACAAAGACACGCAAGGCGTGCCTTTTGTTGCAAATCAGTTCACCACCGACTTTATGGTGAAAGTGGACGCTCACTCCAATTCGCCAATCTTCATGGAAGATATGCGCCAGATGGCTTTCTCGCTCTACAGCGCCAAGGTCATCGACAAGGAGTCGCTGCTGGATTTGGTCGATCCTCCCATGAAGCAGCAGCTCAAGGAGCGTCTGAAAATCATGGAAGAGAAGGAAGCTGCCGCGCAGGCCGCAGCCGCAGCAGCCAAGCAACCCGCACCAGAATCTGTCCCGCAGCCTCCCCAAGAGGCTGGCGGCGGGATGTCAGCAGATATGCCCCTCATCCAATAAGGAGCAGCCATGCAAAACAACGGTTCCCCGTCTTCCGGTACTCAGCAACCCTCGGCAGACCAACCCCGCTACTCGACAGAACAACTGCGTAGCGAGGAAAAGGCTCCGACCATGCAGTACCGCCAGACCAATATCAAGACTTACTCGGGTCGCTACAACCGCGATAATCGTCGTTAGTCTTGACAACTTCGAAGTAAACACTTACAAACTCGCCCAAAGAGGTGACCATGAGCGTACCTGCCGAAAAACTGATGGAACTCATGCGGGGCCAACGCTCCGCAGGCACCAATGCCCCCAAGGTAGAAGTGGAGATCGAAGAGAAAGACGAGATGTCATCGGAAGACACGCCCCCGATGGGCGCTCCGATGTCCACGCCTGAACCCAAGATGGGTAGCAAAGAAGGCGCACTCGTTAATATCGGCATGGTTATCGACCTTCTGGAGCAGTCTCTGCCTGCGTTGGGCGCAGATTCGGAAGAAGGCAAGACCATCATGGACGCCATCTCCAAGCTCAACAAGATGCTCGGTGGCCGCAAGGCGTCTACCAACGAGTTGCAGCAGGCTGAAATCATGCAACTCATGCGATCTCTCCCCCAGGCCGGTGGCGCAACGCCTGAAGGGCGTGCTATGGCACAAGCGCCGATCCCTGGTGCTCCCATGATGGGCGCACTGCAACCCCCAATGTAAGGAGTCCGTAATGGAACTTTTCAAGCCCCGTGGAGCCGCAGCTCCCCGTCGTCCTACTGACAACAATCAGCAGAACGGCCAAATGGTCAACACCCCTCGCTTCTCTCAGTTTGGTGGCCTTGATGGTGCCAGCAAGTACAAGAAGAACGCGATGGCTGTTCAGAAGCCCGGTGACGGTCGTAAAGTTATCTGATAACCAGATAAGAGGGTAAAGCTATGTCACTCGAAAACCTTGACCAATCCGCTCGTGATGAGCTGGCCCTCCTGGCCAAGCAACTCGCTGAGAATCCCGCGACTCGCAAAGACTT